GCGGCGGGTGCGAAAGCCGATGGAGAGCCCGTTCACCGCGCCGCGGGCCACCAGGCCGGCTGCGGTGCGTCCGCGCGGTCCCTCGGCCAGGATCTCGCCGGTCACGAACAGCCCGCGCCGGTCCTCGCGCAGCCCGGTCCACACGCCGACCGGTTCGGCCGGATCGTGCTGGAACAGCATGGGCACGGCGGGTTTCGCCCGCAGCGACCGGGCAAACGCCCCGCGATGCACGACATCGCCGGCCAGGTCCGCCAGCCCGAACAGGCTGGCATGACCCTCGATCTGGAGGGGTTGGGGCATGGTGAAATATTCCTTGAATTTGCGATGTCATCCCGGCCGGATGGCCCGCGCAGGCGGGCCGCAGGGCCGGGACCCATACGCTCGCTTTTGGCCGGAAGCAGATCCGCTCGTCGTGACAAATGACTAGGAACCGCGGTTATGGGTCCCGGATCTCCGCCCGGCCTTCGCCGGGCATACGTCCGGGATGACAAGCGGTAGCTGTTCGGCGGAGCCCTATTCCTCCATCCGCCTCTCGATCCGCACCAGGCTCTCCCGCGCCAGGCGCATTTCTGCTTCCAGCCTTGCGAGACGTTCCGCCAGCGGTTCGGCGCGGGAATTGTCCTGTTCCAGCTGGTCGAGGCGTTCGGCGACGCGGCCGGACCAGATCAGCGCGCCGGCGCTCTGCAGGCCGATGGCGAGGAGAACGCCGGCGGTGACCTGGCGCTGCAGCGTCCAGCGCGGGATGTCGGTCATTCGCCGCCCTCCTCGGGATCGCGCGTTTCCGCCTCGATGGTCAGGCTCTCGCCGAACCAGGGCTGCAGCCAGACGGCCAGCGCCCGCGCCGTCTTGCGCGCCAGCGGCGTCACGGTCTGGCGCACGAAGGCGAGATTGGCTTCGCGGTAGTTGGCATAGGTGTTGTCGCCGGGCAGGCCGAGGATGAGCGGCGGCACGCCGAAGGCCAGCGCGATCTCGCGCGCCGCTTCGCGCCGGGCCTCGATGAAATCCATCTCCGCCGGGCTCATCGCCATGGGTTTCCAGTCCAGCCCGCCCTCCAGAAGCAGCGGACGGCCGGCATTGGCGGCGCCGGTATGGGCGTTGGCCAGCTCGCCCTTGAGCCGGTCGAACTGGTCCTCGGTGAGATGGCCGTCGGCCCCGTTGAAGACCAGCGCGCCGGAGGGCCGCGCCGCATTGTCCAGCAGCGCCCGCGCCCAGTCGGCCCCGGCCGTGTGCAGTTCGACGGCACGGCCGGCCGGTTCCAGCGGCGAGAGGCCGTAGTGATCGTCGGCCGGATGGAAGAGCCGCATGTGGAAAACCTGTGAACGGCCGGTGGCGCGATCGCGCTCGAAACGGCGCCTATAGCCGCCGGCACTGTATTCCCAGCCCGTCGGCCAGCCGGCCGGATCGGCCAGCACACGCATGCGGTCCGGCCGCAGGATGAAAAGCTCGCGCGGGGTCTCGTCCAGCGTGGCGAGCTCGAGATAGGCATTGCCGGCCAGTTGTAGATAACCGTAGAGACTTTCCCACAGCTCCGGCCCGGACGTGTCCGCATTGGGCCGTTCCAGCAGGCGCTGGACGGCCGGATCGGAGGCGCGGAAGGGCACGCTGGCCGCGGCCTCCGCGATCAGCCGCACGCAGCGATTGGCGATCGCGTTGCGCGCATAGCCCGCCTCGATCAGCGCCGGCAGCGCCCGCGGCACCCAGCGCGACACCCGCCCCGCCGCCAGCGAGACCAGCCGGCTGGTCACAGCCGTCTTCACATCCCGGCCCAACAGCCGGGAAAACCAGTTGGACATGATGTGTCCTTTCGTTCTCGAAATTTTGCGCTGTCATCCCGGTCGGATGGCCTGCGAAGGCAGGCCGCAGCGCCGGGACCCATAGACTCGCTGCGGGCCGGAAGCAGGCTCGGCATTCGATGCATCTGGACGAGCGCCGTGAGTATGGGTCCCGGACTTGCGCCCCGCCTTCGCGGGGCATCCATCCGGGATGACAATGCGTGTCTTCCCTACATCCACCGCATGCGCGGCGCGCCGCGGCTGCCGACCAAGAGGTCCGTCAGGGCCCAGACCAGCGCATCCACCCGGTCCGGGCTGGCACCGCCGCCCTCGGGCGCGCCGAAGGCGCACATCTGGTCTTCCAGGCCGGCGAAGCGGCCGGCATGTTTCACCCGGCCGGCGGCATAGAGCGCGGCGACCGGTTCGGCGCGGACATGCTTGCCGCGCGTGGCGTGGACGAGGCGCACCGGCAGGGCGGCCTCGGCGGCCAGAAGCACGGAGCGCACCATTTCCCCGCCCTGATTGGACTCGGCGATCACGCTGTCGGCGGCGAAGCTCTCGAAGGCGGCGGCCACGCGGGCCGCCCAGTCCGCCGGCATGGCGGGACCGAAGGAGAGATCGGCCAGCACGAAACCGCGCCTTTCCGCCCCCTCGCCCCGCGCGCCGGCGACCACGATACCGCACTCGTCCGAGCGCGGACCGCCGGTGGCCGGCGGGTCCACCGCCACGACGATGCGGTCGAGATCCGGCACGCTTTCGGCAAAGCACGCCTCCACCTGGCCGCGCGTCCACAGCGCGCCGGGCGGGTCGTCGATCAGGATGCCCTCGATTTCCTGGCGCCCCAGCGCGGAGCCGCCATAGGCGGCATTCATCGCGTCGAGAAAACCCGGCGCCAGATTGTCCGCATTCTGCGCGGTCGGCTGATGGCTCAGCGCGACGCCGGCCTGTTTCACCAGGCGCTTGATGGCGGGGATGGGCCGCGGCGTGGTGGTCAGCATCAGGCGCGGACGATCGCCCAGGCGCAGCCCCATGCGCAGCGTGTCGATAACGCGCTGCGGGCTCGTCCACGCGGCGACTTCATCGCCCCAGGCAAATTCGAATTGCGGCCCGCGCAGCCCGTCCGCATCCTCCGCGGAGAAGGCATAGCCCACCGCCCCGCCGGGCCAGACAACGCGTTTGCGGCTCGCCTCATAACGCGGCCGGCCCGCCTCCGGTCCGATATTCACGAGGCCGGACGGGCCTTCGATCATCACTTCGCGCACATCGTTGAAAGTCGGCGCCACCAGCGCGATACGCTGCGCCCCGGCCTCCACCAGCCCGCGCACCCATTCCGCCCCGGCGCGCGTCTTGCCGGCCCCGCGCCCACCCAGGAAGAGCCAGATCAGCCAGTCGCCCTCAGGCGGTGTCTGGGCCTCGCTTGGTCTCCAGTGCCGCCACGCCCGGCAGTGTTCCACCGCTTCCGCGTCCGGCAGGTCCTGAACCCAGCGCTTTTGTCTGTCTTCGCTTTCCTTCTGCATCCAGGCGAAGGAGGAGTTCGGCGCGAGCCGCCTCGGGTGTGATGTCGTCATGGCGCGCCCCCGCTGCCGGCGTGTCGTCTGGGTGTTTCATCTCGTCCTCCACGGCATCGAGCAGGCGCCGGACCGTCTCCAGCCCGCGCGCATCCCTGCAGGCCCTGTCGATCTCGCCGCGCAGGGCATCGGATTCGATTTTCGCCGTCAGGCGGCGAAACGCCGCCTGCCTGAGCGCCGCCCGTTCGGACAGCGTCAGCGCCGAAAACCATGTCCAGGCCCGGTAGATCGCCTGCCGCTCGCAACCGGCCTCCTCGGCCAGCACCGTCGGGCTCTCGCCCGCCTCGTAGCGGACCATCCAGGCATACCAGTCCACCCGGTCGCGGCGTGTTTTCGGGTCTTTTTCGAGCATGCCGGAAGATAGGCCGGCGGCGTGACCGGTCTGATTGGCGGGGTGAGGTTTTTGCGAAGGGGTTGGCGGGGTTGGGGGACTTTGTGCGGCGAGCGGGGATAGCGGCGGGGATGTCCGCGTTTTCCGTTTCCCATCACGTGTCATCCCGGCCGGATGGCCTGCGAAGGCAGGCCGCAGGGCCGGGACCCATACGCTCGCAGTCTGACGAAAGCAGGCTCGATGTCAGCGACAGCTGGACGCACACCGGGATTATGGGTCCCGGACTTGCGCCCCGCCTGCGCGGGGCATCCATCCGGGATGACAAAGGGAGGAATACAATTTATAATTGCATATATGGAGCGCTGCTTTTTCGTATACCTTCTGGCATCCCGCAAACACGGAACACTCTATTGCGGGGTCACCAATGCGCTCCTGCGCCGCGTCTTTGAGCACAAGACCCGTCAGGTGGCCGGCTTTACTGCGAAATACGGTGTCGACCGGCTC